CTGCCTCGATCGACTGCAGGGTCTGGATGGTCTGCTTCTCGTCGGTCTCCGGCGTCAGCTTCTGGACTTCCGCGACTGCCTGGGCGATGACCTCAGGTGCCTGAAGAATCTTGCGCACCTGATCGACGACCTTGGCATCAATGTCGCCGGCCGGCACCCTGGCAAGTTCGCAGGCATCCTTGCCAATCTTGATCGATGCCGTATTCACATAGTAGCGATAGCGCTTGCCATTCTTCACGCTGTGGCCGGGCGTCATGGCGTAGCCGTCGCTGGCGAAGATCAGACCCTTCAACAACGCTGGCGCCCGGCTCGGGCGGTTGATCTGCGCTCGCTTGGCGACATCCTTGCGCGCCAGCGTTTCCTGCACCTGATCCCAGAGCGCCTTGTCGATGATCGGTTCGTGTTCGCCGTCAAAAACGTCGGCGTTGTGCCTGATCTTGCCAACATAGATCGGATTGGTGAGAAGTGTGTAAACGGAGACTTTATCAAACGGGCGTCCCCCTCGTGCTGCGCCACCCTTGGTCTCCCACGCTTTGTTGCACCAATGCAGTCGGTCGAGTTCTTCGACGACTGGAAGCAGAGACCCCAGCTGAAGGTACAGACTAAAAATCCGGCGAACCATTGTGGCTTCTTCAGCGTGAATAATCAGCCTGGGGCTTTGCCCGGAGCGATCTACGTTGTATCCGAGCACTGGCACACCACCAGTCCATTTTCCTCGCCGACGCTGAGCTGCGAGCTTATCCCGGATTCGCTCGCCGATGATTTCCCTTTCAAACTGCGCGAAACTCAGCAGAATGTTGAGCGTCAGGCGACCCATGGAATGAGTGGTGTTGAATTGTTGCGTGACGGAAACGAACGAGGCGTTGTTTTTGTCAAATGTCTCCATGATCCTTGAGAAATCGAGCAGCGAGCGACTCAGGCGGTCAACCTTGTAGACCACCACGCAGTCGACCTTTCCGGCAGCGATGTCTTTGAGTAGGCGGGTCAAGGCCGGACGTTCCATGTTGCCGCCGGAAAACCCGCCATCGTCGTAACGTTCGGGGAGGCAGACCCACCCCTCGTGCTGCTGGCTGGCAATGAAAGCCTCGGCGGACGCTCGCTGTGCGTCAAGCGAATTGAATTCCTGTTCAAGGCCTTCTTCGGACGACTTGCGAGTGTAAATGGCACAACGGATGGTGTGTGGCGTGGATTTCCGCGTTCGGCTCATTTGCCACCCCCGAGGCGAAAGAACAGGAATCCATTGATGTGAGTTCCTGTCACTGTTTTTGCGATCGCTGAAAGCGACTTGAAACGTTTTCCTTCGTATTCGAAACCATCCCGGATGACCAGAACTCGAATAGACCGTCCTTTGTAACTGCGTTCAAGCCAGTTCCCCGGAGCCGGAAGTCGCGGATCACCGCTCTTCGCGGCGGGTGCAGGTGCATGCTTGCTCTCCGTGGCGTCGCGTGGTGCGGTGACACGGACGTCAGCGCCCAGTGCGAGTTCCGCTGCCCGCTCACGAGCGCGTTCCGACAGGTCACCCTCTGCAATGGCCTGCAGTCGCCACGCGATTCGCCGCACGAGGTATCGCTTGTGTCGGCTGCGGCACTGCTCACCAAAGACTTCCTCAAATTGACGCGTCAACTGGCCGACAGTCATTGCTTCGAGCTTTTTGAGCTGAATTTCCAGTTTCGTACCCATAAGTGGTTTTTCCTTGTTCCAGAGTCATTTATTCCCGAACTACGGTCACTGTTTACGACGCTGGCAACCAAGCCAGCGATGGCGAATCTCCAGAGATTCCTGAGCCAACGGTCACTTTGAAGATCGTCTGATCCGCTTGGAACGAGAGGTTGCATTGAGCCTCGATTCCGAGACAAGCTCAAGGCCACTCTCCCCGGAATCTGTGAACTGGTCGGAAGTTGTTTGTCTCCTCGCGATGCGGTGCTTCTGTACACCGACAGCAAGGATGGCAGCGAGCGTCAGGAAGCGATCATCGGGTGTCATTTCTGCGAAGTCATGCATGGGGAGGTTCACTCTTCTGTGGTCGGTCGTGCAGGTAGGCCGTGGGCTGGCCAACAAGCTGCCTGCCCCCGGGGTTATCTATGCCGTCTCGCCGAACTCCTGTCCGTGATCGCGGCTTTTTTCAGAAAAAAACAGCCAGCCAGCAGTTGTCACACGGTTTGTGACAATGTCACAGGGTGTGTGACGCGAAGTCTCCGCCGAGGGACAATAACCCGGCGGTCAGGCTCGCGTCTGTGTTTTTTTTGCGGATCCGTGATGGGTCGCAGCACAGCATTTCTACGCGTCGCCAGTTCCGCTGCGGTCGGCTGCCTTCGGCAGGAGCCAGCCATGCAGAACGAACCAGCGGACACATGCGAATACTCAAATTACTTCCAGACCTTGATTCGAGTAAAAGCACGGAAAGCAGCCAAACGCCCGGAATTCCGACAGATGGATCCGGAAGAGATCATGCAGGATCTTTTTGTCAGAGTGTGGGCCCTGATCGGCCAGTACGATCCATCCCGAGGCTCTTTGAACACGTTCCTCGATCGCATCGCGGATACGCAGATTCTGATCATGAGGCGAGAGCAGCGTCGTCTGAAACGCAGACCAGCCACGGGCCAGATGCAGTCGCTCGAAATGCTGGTGCCGCAGGTTGATGCACCGCCCGTGCCGCTCGGTGAAATCCTCTCGCGATCCGATCTTGACAGGCGGACGGGCAATGAGACTGCAGCCGCTGACGAGTTGTTTGAAACTCGGGAGGACATTGCCAGCTTGTTGGAGTTGCTGCCTCCGGAACTGCGAGCGCTGTGTATCGCTCGGGTCGAACTCAATCGTGCTGAGGCCACAGAAGATCTGGGGCTTTCGCGGCGGGGATATGACACAGCCATGCAAACGATCCGGGAGCAGTTCGCCATGAATGGTTTCGGAGAAATCTGATCACCGAGCGCGCAGCGGAGTACTTTTGCGGCATAGGTAACACCGGGAACCCGCCTCACTGCCTCTCGGAGCAATCCATGACCACCGATGTATTCCGCTTCGCGATTTCAGCTGGTGTTCCGCTGCACGAAACCGAAATGACTTTGCATCTGGCCACTGTCGCAGCAGAAGGCCTGTTTGGTGCCGCCAAACTCCGGCTTGATTTCGGATATCACGTAGACGCCGTTCGTCGCGTCATCCTTGTGGATGGCACGAAAGACGCTGGCTCCGCTGTCGTCAAAATTTTCACCAGTCTGATGCTGCGGGAGTTTGGCGTTGACGCTTTTCGTGTCTCTCGCCTGTCCTGCCCAAGACCAAGTTCTCAGGAGGTTACGACATGAGTTCATTGTCCCGCATCGTGCGGGGACGCACCTCAAAGCCACCCAGAATTCTGTGTTATGGCGTTGAAGGTGTCGGAAAAAGCTCGTTCGCCGCTCAGGCACCGAAGCCGATCTTCATTCAATGTGAAGACGGCCTCGACGAACTCGCTGTGGATCGGTTTCCGCTGGCCAGCACTTACAACGACGTGACCAGTGCGCTCTCAGAGCTGGCCACACAGCCTCACGATTATGAAACGATCGTCGTCGATTCTGTGGATTGGCTCGAACGACTGGTGTGGGACAAGTTGTGCGTTCAGCACGGTGTCCAATCGATTGAACGCGTCGATGGTGGTTACGGTCGTGGTTACACACATGCGGTCTCGCTGTGGCGTGAGTTGCTGGAGCAGCTCAACGTGCTTCGGAACACGCGTGGCATGGTCGTGCTGCTGATCGCGCACTCGAAGATTGAGCGTATCGAAGATCCGGAGTTACCTCCCTTCGATCGATTTGCACCAAGACTTCATCGGCACGCTGCCTCGCTGATTGGCGAATGGTGCGATGCAATTTTGTTCGCGACGCGTCGCGTGCGAACTCAGACCGAAGACAGTGGCTTCGGCCGCAAACGTAACACAGCTCATGCCATCGGCGCTGCCGGCGGTGAGCGAGTTCTGAGGTGTGTCGGTGGTCCCGGCTGCCTCGCCAAGAACCGATACGGGATCACAGACGAATTGCCTCTCCGCTGGGACGCATTCATGCACGCTCTCACGAACCAAACACAAGAAAGAAAATCAAATGGCTGATCTGCGTGGCTTCAATGCCGACAACATCGAACCAAGTCGTGACTTCGAACCCCTGCCAGCCGGCAAGTATGTCGCGGTGATCACGGATTCGGAGATGAAGGAAACAAAATCCGGTCTTGGGCGATATCTGCAACTGCTGCTGAGCATCATCGAAGGTCCGCACAGAAATCGGACGCTCTGGGTCAGGTTGAATCTCGAAAATCCGAGTCAACAGGCAACGAAGATCGCAAAGGGCCAACTGTACGCAATTTACGAAGCTCTCGATGTTCGTGCACCGAACAGCAGTGCGGAGTTGCACGACCTGCCCATGACAATCCATGTTCGCTGCAAAAAGCGACCGGATACCAA